TGGTGTTAGTGGAAGTTTGTTCGTTTTCTCAGTGTAAGTTAATTATACTACCATACTGCTGTGCTGTCAACCTCTCATTTTCTACGCTTGCTTTTGTCCTTTTCCTCATTGTCTATACAGTATACTGTCAGAGTTGGGAACTGTCAACCTCTCATTTTAATCCTCTTCCTGTAATGCGACAGTGAATAATTCCGTTGTAGTATGTGTCATCGTGTAACACTCTGCGATCAAACTGTTCTTTCGTCTCAAGGTAAGCCATTTGATTCTTGTTCTCACACCAATGTAGTATATCGCGTCTGAACCTTTTTACGCCGTGTTGTTCCACCGCCGCTATGAGCTTGGTGTTGCTGCCCCAATATGAACGCCAATCCGTTTCAATCACAGTGTGACGCTTGTTCTTACGACCTTTGAGGGGTGGTAGCTTGCGTGTTGTAACAGCCAGCTTCTTGCCCACATACCACATGTCGTTGGCGTAGTCGTGAATGAGATATACAAAGCCAACCATACCATCTGGTATCTCAGTAACTGGGTGATCATTGTAATACCAAGTGTTGCTCATAACTTGCCCCTAACAACAATATAATCACTCTGTGTGTTCACGCACTTTTCCACGTATAGGTTTTCAATTTTCACTTCAAGTTTGATAGAGTTGATTTCTAGTGTGGCTGTTTGTCCCCAGTTGTTATACAGCACTGCCATAATAAGTGCGTGTTCGTTGGTCACTGGTGATACATCCTAGTTTCAAGACGTTGTTTGCCACGAAAGTCCGTTACCACAGTGACTTCACAGACCATATTGCCCTTGTAGTAGCGTGTGGTCTGTGGTGGTGGTGGATCCTTGATGTCTTCTAATAGTTTCTTTTTTTCGTTTCGGGTTGCCATGCACAACTGCCTTCTATTTTGAATGTGGGAACACAGCCCGCTTCTGTTGCGACTTCAAGATTGTGGATGTTTGCTGTTATCCAGCGACCACCCATTTTGATTATCATCTCACCGTCTTTGAGATCAGAATGAGCCATCATTGCTATCAGCTCATCCGCTCCCATTTCATTCTTGTTGGTCATCGACCCAAACCCCATAATGGTGACAGCATTACTTGATCGTCAATGCTTACTAGGTTTAGGTTCTCTTTGACCTTGGGGTTAGCTGCTTCAAGTGCTGCCAGTTCATTGTCGTAATCTTCAACACTGTCGGGGGTGATTACTGTCCACTTCTCCACGCCTTGTTTGTCACGTGTATACCAAACATCTGCATCTTTGTATGATTTAATCTTCTTGGCCATCATTTTCTTCCTCGTTTAGTTCGTCTTCGTCGAAGTCTTCTATGTTAGTATCGTCTGTGTCATCGTGGGTCCAAGGTAGAGGTGCATTTGCATCGCCGTCCATTGGGTTGTCTGACATCGCCAATATGTTCTTACTCAACCATATCTGCATGGTCGTATTGTTCTCGTGCACTGCGTTATTAAACATTGATCTACGCAGTGTCATCTTCATATTAGTTCGGCCTTTTAGCAGTTGAGAACTAAAATTATACTTCAAAGTGTTTAAGTTAACGCCAAACCAGTCTGCTATTTCGTGGTTCTTACAGCCAATGGCTGCCAGTTTCTCAACTTCTTCTGGGGGCACTATTGTTTTGTCACGTCCAATAGGAATGCCTCTGACTGTTGTTTCAACCATCTTCTTGGGTTTGGGTCCTCTTGGCTGAGTATTATCTCTTCCTATACTGTCTTGGCTCATTATACTTGTCCTGAATTTGTTATGATCTTCTTGCGTGGGCTCCAATAGACCTGCGAGGTCGTGAAGAACCAATGGTCTAAATTGGTATACATTGCTGCCACATACACAACAAATGCCTGCTTGGCATTCAACTTTGGTTCGTGGTTTAGTTCTCGCATCACGTCTGTTATTTCTTGGTCCACTCTGATGCGGTTGCTGAAGCGTTCAAAGTAGGCTGTGGTTAGTTCTTGGCGTTGGGTCTGTGACAATTCAAGCCACATGTCTCTGAATCTATCGAATTTTATTATTTTGCTCATAAAATTATTTATCTATGTTGGGGTTGATTACTCTGACTGTGTATCCCCTAAGTATAGCCAGGGTTTCAAGACGTTCAAGTTGTTGCGCATCCAGACTGGCACACATCGAATCGATGACAGCATTTACTCCGAGGGGCACAGATTCAAGTTCATCCACACTGGTGCATTCACATTGTTCATGGGTGAGTTGATGAGTAAGACTGGGGTATTTGATCACAAACAAGCGTCGTCTTTGACTTATTAGTGAGTTCATTCTCTTAATCCTTGTTGATGTTGGGTAATCTTCTGTTGACAACGCTGACACTCACTCAATACCGTAATCAATCTAAACTTTTGTTTGTTAGACATTGGGTATTTCTGCCTCCACACACCACTCACGAATGCCTTTTCATTGCGGGGTATCACCAACCAATATAAATCAGCAAGTTCTTTAAGATGTGCGGGGTTTGTTTCATTCAGCATTTTATAGTTGGGCTGTGCGGGATTCCACGCACCCAATCCATCTATTACAAACTTGAGTGTGAATGAGTGTGTTCTTAGATCATTTCTACGCTGCTTTGCATTTGCCATTTTCATTTCCTTTTAGTTATAAGTCAAACCGCGTTTGCCTTGCTTTGTGTATTTGTTTCGCATGCGCTCACAAATGACACACGCTGTTGCTTTCGCTTTACTTGATGTGTTTTAAGAACAATTGTTTTTATCTTTAAGTGACAACACAAGGAGCATCAGATCAAAGCCCCCAGGGGGCACTAAAACAAAATGTAACACTTGTCACATCAGATCAAACTACACGACTTTTTCAAGGTTGGGCAGGTTTTGCTGTCTCCCAAATTACGTGCGCATCACGCGTCTTGCAGGGCTGTTTGATTAGCTTATCCCACAAGTTGTGGATTACTAGTTTCCTAGTTTGTCATACCACTCACTTTCTATACAGCGTTCTGTATCAACTATTCCGACAATTCAAACGTGTAACCCGAGCGGGCACCGTTTAAGCATCCTAGATTATAACCTAGGGTAGTGAATTGAAGCTCTTTGCAGAAGTAAGAGTTTAAGTTTAACCATCACGTCACGTAGCGAATGGATTCTTAACGGAATATCAGCTGGCCCGTCAACCTTGTGTCTGCTTGTAAGTGTGCCTAGTGTTTGTGTTTGTGTGTGCCTTTGGTGTGCCTATCATATGCTTTACTATAGTTATTTATCAATAACTTATAATAACACTCTAAAAGTGAATTGTCAATGGTTTATTCAAGGAAAACCCCTCAAAAGCGAGGGGAAACAGGGGATGTTTTTTACACATGATAAGGTAGAAGGAAAAGGAGAAAAACGAAATGGCAGTAACGTTATTCGGAGAAATTATTAATTTCGCTTCCTTCTACACTATTATTTATCACTTTTAGAATATGCCAGTTCCTTTCTGACTTCTGACTTGCGATTTGTATTTGGTGAAGTGGTAATTGGTCTTCTGATTGGGTTTTTCAAACTTGCCTGTAAACGGATCCTGGTAGCACTTACAGTTTTGACACCTAACTCGCCACACGGATTCACGCTTGGTGTAAGACACTGTTCGTGGTGGGTTGTCCACAGTTTGTTCACAGTCTTCACATACTTCGTTGGGGTATTCAATAAAGTCCAAGTCAGGATATTGCTGCTTGGACGTTTGTTTTGGTGTTTGATATACCAGTCGCTGCTTGAGCCACGCGGGCATTGGTTTGTGCATAGATTCTCCTTGTCAAGTATCTATGCCAACGCCCCCTGTGGTCACAAAAATGTGGTTATGACAACCACCACCGTAGTCATAAAACTGGCCAAAATAGTTGCACCACCAGTTATAAGTGCAGCTTTGATTACCTTCTTGTTTTTGTAGAAGGTCTTGTCTTTGTCAATAATCTCGTCGTAGATTTCACAGACTTTGTAATCAACACTTTCAAGACGATCCTGCATTGACTGGAACCGTTTTTCACACAGATCTACGTGCGCTTCTAGAT